CCTGACCAGAGGCGTAGGTGAACGGGTTGCCGGATGCCGTGAGTGTGGTGCGTGTCGCTGCACGAACCCCAGGGTCAAGCGCGGACGTGGAAAGAATTGCAGGCATAGGGGTTACTCCTGGTGGTGTACGAAAAAGTCCAGAACGACACGGCCAAGCGTTGCGGCCCCGTCTGTATCAGGTGAAAGGTCGCGCTCGTTTTGCAGAAACACGCCCTTGATAGCGCCGCTGCGATAGCCGCTCAGGGCCGTCTTGACCTGCCGCCCTAACAGCTTGGCTGCACCGACACTTGCCGCGTAGCAGTCGATCTGGACGCGGGTTTGCGTGTATCCCGTGCAACCGGCCATCGTGTAGTCATCGCCACCGCTGATCCGGTACAGCACAATCCGGGGCGGGTTGAACGATTGCGCCGTCATGCCCCAATCGACAGGGACGTTGACAATCTGTGCCAGCAACCGGGCGCGGAGAAGTTCGTCCATCAGTAGCCCGCCTTGATAGCGCGCGAAATGCGGCGTCCAGTGGCCTTGCTGATTTCCTCACGAATAGCCGTTGCAAGGTTTGCCAGCACTTCGTCTTTGTGCATATCCCAAGCGGGGCGAAGAAACGGGTCCGGCGTCATAAAGCCCACATACTTTCCGCTCTTGTGGTAGCGCGGGCCAGTGCCGAACTCGACAAGGTGCGCCTGCGGGGCCGTGGCCCCTACATACATCACCCTGCGGCCCTTACCGGGCTTTGCCAGCGATTGCGCTTGCTGCCCCGCCTTGATGGTAGGGGCAATGCGGATACGCCCTGACAGGCTTCCCGGCGCATAGCTGCGGGCCGTCTGCGCTACCGGCTGCAAGGCCCGCCGAAGGCCCGATGTGACGCCCTGACTAGCAAGTTGGCGGGGAATAGACTGCAACAGCGCGTCAATTTCCTTGAACCCGCTGATCTTCATACTTGCGGTCATTGAACGTCTGCCCGCGCGGTAATTTCCAGCCCTTCGCGGCGTCCGATTTCCTTGATCCCGACAACGCCATAAGTCCGGCCATCGCAGCGCAACGTGTCGCTCGGCAAGATAGCCGCAGACAACGAACTCCAACGAACCTGAAACCGGGTTGTCATCGTCGCCTCGGTCTGGCCGTTACCGAACCGTTCAAGGTCGCTCACGTCACGCTTGGAACCCCAGATCGTGCAGACCCATGCAGGTTCACCTAGCACCTGTCCAAAGCCATCATCCACGATTGCCGCGCGCCAAATCTCAAGGCGGCGATCCAGTGCGCCCGCGTCCATTAGACGCCCTGCGCCCGAAACGGGGCAATCAGCATGTCCACCGCATAGGGCTTTTCGCCGCCGCCTTCGCGGTTTTGGTACAGAAACCCGACCATCAGCAGCGCAGCCTGTTTAAGTGCAGGCGGCACTGCGGCCATCCCATAAACCGCCTCAATCCGCACCGCGTCGATCCTGTCAAAAACCGCAGGCTGCGCAACGCCGTCCACTAGTTCCAAAAGCCCGCCCTGATCGTCGTTGTGCAGCCGGTAGTTCTGCGCGGGCAGCGTTTGCTCTACACCAGCCGCGTCCAGATAGCGCACAACAGCGCTCTGAACGTCCGGGAAGGGCAGCCGGGTGTCTCCCAAGGTTGCCGTGCGGTAAATCCATGTCTGCGGCCTTACACACCGCCCAAGAACGCCTGACCACCCGTCAAAATAGGCATCGACAGCGGCAATCAGGTCGTAAATGACTCCATCCTCTGCGTCGTGATCAACGCGAATCTGCGCCTTCGCCTCACCCAGCGAAAGGATTGCAGATGTTGGCGCAACAGTGCGAACTGGCTTGAGCATGGGAAGCCTTTCAGGTTCGACTTGACGAAGGGGGCGAGTAATCCCGCCCCCTCTGGTAAAGCCGATCAGGTAGTGGAGATTTTGAGCAGCTTGATCGCTTCGGTGTTGCGCAGACGGCCACCCACGCGCTTGCGGATGTACCATGTCACAAACCCCGGCAAGGTGATTTCGTCCCGCGTCACGCGCATCCCTACGCGGTCAACGATCAGATACCCCTCGCGGAAATCACCGAACGCCAGCGGGAAGGCGTTTGCCGCTACCGTAGGCATGTCCTCAGCTTCGGTAATCCCGTAGCCCATGAACGATTCCGGCTGGCCCGCAGACAAGGACGGCTGCCAGAGATACTGGTTGGTCGTGTCCTTGTACTTCCGAAGTGACGCAAGAATCGCTTTGGAAGTCACCCAGCGGGAATTGGAGCGATACCGGGCGCGCAGGCTGTACACCATGTCGTAAAACACGTCCGCCGATGTCGGCATGGTCGATGCAGCGCCGCCTGCAATGTATTGCAGAGTGCCAAAAGCACGGGATGCATCTGCTGTACTCACCGGCGTCGGACCAGCAAGGAAGCCAGTTGGGCGTTTCGTGCCGTTTCCGGTAATGAACGCCGCGCCCTCGCCTTTGCCGATTGCCTCACCGGCAGAAACGCCGAGCCAACCTTCAACATCGAAGAACAGATCATCGAGCGATTCTTCCGAAGCGCGGACGCGCGATGATGCCATGCCAAACGTGGGCGCAATTTCGGCCAGATCGGGGGTCGTGCAGAGGGCGCGCGTGTCACCTTCGCCGATCCATTCAAAACTCGCTCCGTTGACATCGAACAGTTCCTTGTAGTCCGGCGTCGAAACCGTCCGAACCGTCGCAATTTGGCGGATCGGGGAAATGTCCACCGACAGGCGCGCAATGGTGCGTTCGATTTCTTCGGGCAGAGCAAAGCCGCCCGCCGAACCCGTCGAAGTCACCACTTGCGCGGCGCGGCGTTCAAGATCACCGGCACCGGCCTTGGCTTCCACGGCGGCTTTGGCCGCGTGCATCTTCTGTTGCACCGACGGCTCTTGCGGGCAGCGGAGCCATTGGATGAAGGCCGACTTGTACTCTTGGGCTTCCTTGGAAACGCGGTCACCGTCCTTGCCAATGCCTGCGCCAGGGCGCGCGGCACGGGTTTCAACGGCTTCCAGGCGCTTCTTGACTTCGCTCAGGGCGTCAAGATCAGCGTCCATTTTGGCCAGCTTGCTGTCAAGCAGAGGATCGGCAACGCCTTTCTTGCCGATTTCCTCAAGACGCAGATCGTTGGCCTTCTTGTATTCGTCAAAGGCCGAGCCGATCTTCTCGATAGTGCGGCCAATTTCGGCCATGTCGGGGGCTTCGCGCTTTTCATAAACGCCAACAGCCTCCAGCTTGCGGCGGAAAGCCGCAAAGTCGGTCATGTAAGACATGATTGGTTTCCTTATTTGGAGAGGGCAGAAAGAAGCCGGTCTGCGGCCTGTTTCAGTTGAACGGCAGATTGTGCAGCCTCGCGCCGCTCCTCGCCCATACGCATGACGCGCGACACAAGGGCCGTCGCGTCTGACTTTGAAAACCCTACCTCACGCAGGCTTTTCTCAGCATCCTTTGGGGAGGCAATATCATCAATCGCGCATTTCACGCTTTCAATGTTTGCCTTCGTATTCGCCGGGAACGTCACGAGCGACACTTCCCACAGGTCAACGCTTTTCAGCGTGCGAATGTCTGTTTTTTGGTCATAGGACCATTCCTTAGACATGAAGCCGATGGAAAGGCCCCGCAAGGCACCCGCTTTCAGTAGAGCGTGTGCTTCGCGGCCCCGCTCACTTTCCAGAACGATCCGGCCTTTGACTTTCAGGCCCCTTTCATCTTCAATCATCTCAGTCCAGACGCCAATAGGCGCGGATAAATCGTGTTGCCACAGCATCGCTGGCATTGTTCCTTCGGCCTTGTGCGCCGTTAAGGAAGCCGCGAAAGCGCCCTTTGCAACAATGTCCGAAAATGCATCCTTGACGCCGAAAACACTGCCGTAGCCTTCGATTGAACCATCTTCGCCAGCGGCACGGACCTCGAACGCAAATGCACGGGTTTCGTGCATCGGCGCATTTTTGCACTCAAGCCTGCGCGTCATTTGCGCCTCCATCAGTATTGGGGGCAGCGCCCACCATGTTCATTGGGGTTAGCGGGTCATCAAGACCAGGAAGCGGGTCTTTCCCTTCCTCGTCGCGCAGTTCATTCCGCGTATAGATGCCCAATTCAGCCATTGTCCGCGCCCATTGCGCCCGGTCAACCATCGAACCCGCCGATAGATAACGGGCGTCAAACTCGCAGAACAATGGCCCCGCGCCATCCAGCACAAATTCATCAAGACGTTGCAGCCAAAGCTGATGCCACGGGGCAAGTGTGTGTTTCAGGTGCGCGGCAAAGAACGCTTCCGAAGAAGCATAAGTCGATGTTTTGTCCGAATGCCCGATCATCTGCGGGAACACGTCAAAACCCCGACAGATTTCTTCTACCTGAAACCGCCTCGTTTCCAAGTGCTGCCCGTCAACACCCGTCATGGCGAGTTGGCTGTATCCCATGCCGTTATCCAGAATGGCCGTGCCATTTCGATTTGAACGGGTAAATTCTGCCCAGGCTTCGCGCAGCCGGGAAAGTGCTTCCGGCGAAAGTTTCTGCTCCGTTGTCAGAATGCCAGCCGGACGCCCGCCGTTTGCATGCAGCGAAGCCTGATTTGTTTCAGCGGCCATAGACAAGCCAATCGCCGATCGCGCCAGAGCAACAGCGTCCAGTCCCTTGACAGCATCCCATTGCCAGTTTGGCAGATGAAACACTTCTTCCGGCCCAAACTCGCCAATCGGCCCGAATTCATCCCAAACCCGATAGCGGACGTCATAGCGGGCTAATTTGTCAATCTGGAAATATCCGGGGCGCACGGGGATAAGTTCCCGCACCCGGTTGCCTGCCATCACCTTGATCGCAAGCGCGTTGCCAGTCAACGCCGCGTGCATCGTCATCGTGCGGCGGAATTCAAAGGAAGTCTGCCATTCATTAGCGCGACGATTCAGCATCCGGTATTCGGGAATGTTAGTGGCCAGCATTCGCGTGCCATCTTTGTTTTCCCGGTACAGATGCAGTTGAGGCGTGGCACATCCGTTTGCAATAACCCGAACGCAGGCCATCACCGTTGCAACCTGCATCGCAGTAGCAGCAGATATTCCCGGCACAACCGTATCGGTGCCAAAGCCCCGGTCGATCCGAGCAATAATTTCCTCAAATGGCCGGGGCGTCGGGGCGGTTGACCGCCGCTCAAAAACGCTGCGAAGCACAGTAAGAACGCCCATCAGACAAACACCAGCGAACCAGTTTCAAGGTATGACTGATCGTCGTCGGATTCCTGCCACGTCCCTGCCACCGACATTGCCATTGCCAAGGCTACCATTCCGTCAATCCTTCCCCGGCTCTTGATCTTGGACAGCTTCCGGTTGCCCGCAGGGTCCGCTTGGACCGTCGCATTCGCAGCGCACATCGTCAGGACAGGATGCCCGCCGTGGGCAATCCGCTTGTTCAACAGTGCGCTTTCCAGATCGCGCAGCGCGGGCGACATGGATTGAAACCCCTGCCCCATTTGCTCGAAGATTGCCGCGTCACCTTCAAGCTGATCTTCGGTAAACCCCGACCGTGCCAGCCAGGGTTTCAGGTGACGCCAGTTCCAACGGTC